GACTGAGGCCGTCGATCTCGCCCTGGCCTTGAACATCCGCCTTTACCTTGAGGATCGCGTCAAGCTTCACGGCTAGCCAGTCGCAGGATTTCAGCCTCGATGATCTGCAGATCGCTCAGCATCGCAGATTCATCCGCCACTGACCGCAGTCTAAACAGCCACGCCACTGCGCCATAGTCCAGCCCGATCAGGCCGCCAGGGCCGGTGCGCCATTGCGTCTGGCAGTCGAGGAACACCATCAGCGCAGGCCACGCATCAGGCTCAACCTCGAAGTGCTCAGGCTGGCCGGGCTCGAACCCAACCACACCAAGCACCGCGGCATCGTCTGCGGTTTTGTCGATCACGCCGCCCTTGACCCAATGATGGGCGGCGTCCTTCAGTTTTTTGCTTTGTTGCCGGTGACGCTTTCGAAGTACGCCACGACAATGGCGCTCGCGACTGCCGGGATGTTCAGCAGCTCAGCCTTGCTGGCGGCAGTGAATGGCACATCCTCGCCGTCCTCATCCTGCACATTGCTCCAGCCGGCCAGTACCTCATCAGCTACCGATTGGTCGGTCAGCTCAATGCCATCATCACCGCGCTGCTTTGCCCTGAATAGGTCTTGGATCTCGTTGATCCGCGTTTGCGCCAGTCGGTTGAATCGCGCATCGAAGGTCTGCTTTTCGTAGCGCCCGCCATCAATCGGCAGGCGCAGTACCACCGGCCACTCGTAGGTGGCCGACTTCTTCAGGACAAATGCCATGCAGAATCAGGAGAAGGTGATCGAGACTTCATCATTGCCGGCGCCGGTCGGGATTGCCACGTAGGGCAGGTTCAGCATTTGCACGCCGTCCTGGTCAGCATAGGTCGGGTTGCTGATGTCCACCTTGGGCGCCACCAACGAGACCCGATTGCCAGCGGTTGTGCCATGCAGCAACGTCAGCACGCCGGTGGTGTCGTTGTTGGCAATGGCGAAATAGTCCTTCGTGGCGATCGGCACAGCCTCGATCATGCACTCGCCGGATGGCGCCCGGTTGGTGATCATGATCTCCTTGGTGCAGCCAACCAGCTCGCGGTAGACCAGCTCGTTGGCCATGTCAAGGCTGAGCGACTGCAGGCAGCCGGCATAGCTCAGGAAGCTGAACGTGCTGCTGTTGCCCGGCTTGAAGATCAGCGGGTCGGCCTGCGCGGTATAGGTGCTGGCTGGCGCCGCCGTGTCAGTCACCGGGTTGTAGATCCCGGTGAACTCGAAATCGATCGTAGGAATTGCTCCCACCTCAGCGCTCAGCGAGAATGTGCCGCGGCAGCCGGTGGCCTTATGCAGCACGCCGTCGTTGTTGTAGTAGATGGTGACGCTGCTGAAGCTGCTGCTGACTGGCTTGTAGCCCACATTGGCGGCGATGCTGTAGGCACTGCTGGCGCCAGGCGTGAAGCTGGCTGTGGTGGCCTGCACCGTTGCCACCTTCGTGCTGCCCACGTAGTCAGTGATCACGCCGGTGCTGCCCGATCCGGTGCCGCTGGTGATGCTGATGATCATGCCAACGTAGGCGTCATCCGTGGCGCTGGCGCCTGCTGCCAGGGTGATGCTGCCAGCAGAGCCTGCCGTAGCGGTGCCGGTGACTGCAGAGCTGGTTGTGGTCTCGGCCATGCCGCACGCCTTCAGCAGGGCGCCGAATCGCGGAGCTGTAGCAGCAGTGCCCGAGCCGGTCAGCTCAATCTGGAAGTTGATCAGCACGCGCTGGTTGGCCAGCAGCTGGTCGCTGTTGCCCAACCATGGCCGGATCAGCTCACGACTGACGACATCCGACTCAAGCGGCGTGACATCAATCGAGCGGACCAGCAGCGCATCCGTCCCAGCCGGGCTGGAATCAGTCGCGTACGTTGACTCGGCTTTTACGAGGAGGAGTTGCTTGCGTGTCAGCAGTGCCATCGGGAGCAGTCTCGGGTGAAGGTGCAGCCGGCAGCCTTACGCCGGTTTCAGGGTCCAAGACGTATGAGCCGCCTTGGCCGTGGTATTCATCCAACATGCTAGCTAGGGTCAGTTTGTCGCCAGATTAGCGACTGCTGTGCGATACCTGATCAGGTAATCACACGCGATCACTCCAGCGGGTTGATCCGCCTCGATCATGTCAAACTGCACGCCGCGTGGCTCAATGCTCATCGCATAGCCGCCGATGGTTTGATCGGCCATTACCTTGGCGTGCAAGCTTTCGATGATCGCATCCGCCTGTTGATCCGGGATGCTGCCGCGCACGATCACAGCAATCCGTACCGTCAGGCTCCAGTCGGTTTTGCAGAAGCTGACATCCGTATTGGCCTGGTCCGAGATCGGCTCCACCACAATGGCCGGCGACTCGTTACGTGCGATCGGCTCCACCCGGCTGCGGTAGATGCGCGTGCCGACATTTGTCGTGCCCGTCAGCGCAGTGCGGATCCCGGCAATGATCGATTCGCGGATGGTGGCCATGGGTCAGGCGCTGGCGACTTGAGTGACTGTGCAGATAATGCCAGGGATGGCAGGATTCGATGCGCCGGCACTCTCAGCGTGAATGTAGACGTTGAGATTAGCTGCCGCCCACATCAGCTCGATGTAATCATTGGCGGCCAGCTCCATCACGAAGTTGACGGTGCCGATCACATTGCCATGCACGCCGCCATGGCTTGAGATGATGCTGAAGCGGCTATCAGAGTTCGCCACATCGCCAGGCGTGCCGCTGTCATTCTTGCGCAGCCAGACATTGGCATCATGAATCTGCGAATCGCTATTGCTGAATTGAATCGAAAATGTGATGCTGTAGATGCCGGGATACAGCACCGTGATGCGATTGTTTGATGCAATCGCAACGCCATAATTGGCAAGATCACCGGATCTTAGAAAGATCGCAGTTGGCGTGTTAATCGTCGCCGCATACTGCGAGGTGGAATCCCAGAAGCTGCCCCAATATCCCGGACAGCCGTGATATGGCAGTTGGCTCCATCTTTGCGTGCCATTGCCGATCTTAATATTGCCGGTGTCTGATTCGCGGCCAAACTCACCAGCCAGCAGGATTGGATTGCCTGCAGTCCAGGCCGCGCGAGTGTTGCTGCGGATCGGTGCGCTCATGTCTTCTGCAGCCCTAGCTGTACCATTGCACCATCATCAATGTACTGCGTCTCACGCACCGTATAGGCTGTGCCTGCCACCGTGATCGCGTCGCCGTACTTCAAGCTGCCAAAACTGGATGCGCGCGCGGTCAGGGTGTAGTCAGTGCTCAGGATTGCGTCGCTCAGTAGCACCTGAGATGGCATGTCAAGAATGCCCAGTGCAGTCACCGCTCCGGCAGTGCATGTCACGCCGAAATCATCAAGGAATGCGTCCAGATTCTCGGTGATGGTCATGCGAATACCCTCGATGGGTGTTTGGGTTCGACGAGGTAGGCGTCCCACCCTTCAGGCAGCTCACCGACGAAGTTGACGTGCCAGCCGCTCAGCAGCACGGGCGGGGTGATCACCTCGCCGGTCTCAGGGTCGTAGGTGCCACCTCGGTAGATGGGGCCGATCACATCCAGGGCGTGGGTGTGGCTGGCGGTGAGCACCACGGTGTCGCCGTCTTCATTGGTGGTGGTAAGACCAGCAGCATCCAATGCAGCCATGCCGGCGGATTCGTCGGGGAAGCGAAGATAATGCGTCATGGCAATTAGGTGGCGGTGATGGCTTGGAGGGTGGCGTTACTCAATCGAGTGGGCCAATAAGTAATTCGCTTGTATGGAGTTGCTCCAAAGGCGCGTAACGTAAATCTGTCCATGCCAGTTGGAACGTTGCCGCTTGTATCCGTCCCTAATGTTGATGAACGGGCTATTGCAAAATCGTCTTGCTTGTAAGCAATGGCAACTTTACCGGCATTGATAGCACTGTTACTATCAAAGACTGCAGTGCCACTGGTAATAATAAAAGTGCGAGTGCTGGTAGACGGGCTTCCTGACCCATACTTAATGCCATCGCCGGTGCTCAGGGCAGACGAAAGCGCTCCAGTGCTAATTCCCAGAAAGGAAGTGTTTACTGTTACTCCTAGGCCAACAAGGCCATTGGGAGTTTCTACCGATAGCGTCCCTTCGCTTGGGTTGTACCAAGATGAGAAGTTTGTGCCGGTAATAGTGAATACATCGGCAGCGCGAGTGACGGTAGCGGTGGTGGTGGGGATGTAGCTGGTGGGGAAGGAGCCTGCTTCTAGTTGGGCGCTGGTGACACTGCCTGTCACCGTCAGCGTCAACGTGCCAGCAGATGGCGTAAATGTCAGTGTTGTCCGCGCCGGAAACGCACCGCTGCCAACAGCTGGGCCTGCCGTGCTTGCCCCAGAAAGTGTGACAGTCCCAGAGCCATAAAAAGACAACGTGTGAGGGACCGCTGTAACGGTGACTGATTGCGTCGATAGCGTTGCGGTATTCAACAGCAGATTCGTTCTCGCCTCCTCCACCAGCAGCCCAAGGCTTTCTCCCGTCGTTGGGTTGTGATCGAACCTCGGCACATCCACAGCCGCCGTCTGCAGCGTTCCCGCGCTGTCGATGTAGGTCGCGCTGCTGGCGCGGGTGAAGGTGACGAGGGGGCCTACGTTCTTGGTGGCGGCGAAGTTGAGGTCGAGGCTTGGCACCGCTTGCGCAGCGCGCGCCAAGCTGTCACCAGCCCAGCCTGGCGTCAGCACATAGCGGAAGACCGGCGCGCCAATCATCAGAATCCAGCCTCAAGCACCTTGACTCGCAGCGTGTAGGCGGTGCCGCTGGCAGGCGTATAGGCGCCCAGCGTCTCCAGCACTGCGTACAAACTGGATGATGCCGGCTGCAATTTCATGATGCCGCCCTGGTAGTAAGCCTGCACGCGCAACATTGAACCGTCC